CATCTATACGCGCGCGAGAGATGAACTGGACTGAGATTTTGGAGCGCGGAAACGTTCCAGAGCCTCCTGGCTATCGCGAGACCATCGAGCGGCTCAAAGCCAAACCTGAAAAGCCGCGTGTCAAACCGTCTCGAAAGAGTAAAAAACGTCCCAAGCGTAAGTAACATCCACGCATGAAAAAAGTTGAAACCCTCCTTCCAGAAGAGCTAATCGAAAGCCTTTCTGCTGAAGCCAAAGAAAAAGGCATGCACAGATCAGAATTGATCCGTGAACGTCTGTCCCAACCGCCCAATCACTTCGGACTTACAACCAGTGATTTTCATAAAGCTGTTACGAAGGTGCGTCGTCGCTCCAGCTATGGTCTGGATAGGCAACAGGCTGAAAGCCTTGTCGCCACTGTATTCAACGCACTCTTCAGTCCAGGGCATGGGGACTAAAAACGTTCATCTGCATTACTGCCAGATCGCTGACGAACACTGTCCGTTAGCAATAACACGCTTCACAACGTTTGACCTAGACGACAAACCACTTGCCGTTGAACAAGTCACTTATGAATCCAACATGGATTACATGGAGCGACAAGTTATCAACGCATTACGTTGTGACGTTGAAGTCAGCATCCTCACCTCAACACCAATTCATGAATTCAAAAGACTCCATCACATCTTCAAAAATGCCGAATGAACGTACAAATTTTTCGGCACAATACTGAATGGATTGTGCTAACCGAGTCTTACGCGCTAACGTTCCACCAAACCCTTGCTGGCGCGATGAGTCATGCCGCAACCGAGATCGGGGCGTCAAATCATCATGGAGCGTCTCAACAAAGCGATTCAACTAGCGACAACGCACCAATGCACGCTCTGCTCAAGCAACTGCTTGGAAGAAAAAGGTTGACGAGTCGATAACATGGTAACATTCGTTTAGTATTTTAGAGCCGATGGCGACGAAGCACGGCAACCGGGTATATATCCAAGTCTTGCTGGAACCTTACCGTGGTGAACTCTTTATGGAAGAAGCTGCTGCACTAGGCGTAAAACCTTCCGCGTTGATTAGAGATCTCGTGTATGACTACCTCGCCTCAATGACTAATGAAGAAGCCTATGCAGATGCAGCCTTGAACGACAAAAAGAAATGGCAAGACGCTGTAGACGCCAGACTTGAAGGCAGAGCTAGAAATCGACGAGCTAAAGCTCTTCAGTCAGAGCAGGCTATCGACGCATCTAACTCACCAATGTGACCTACTGCTTGTCTAAGCAGCTTTGCCTGATGCCAGTTGGTCCGTACCAAAGACACGCATAACGATTTCAGCGCATCTTCATCGCTGCAGTTCCGAACGTCTCGCACATTGCGCTCCAGCTCCAACTCCTCTTCAAGGCTTTGCTCGACGACCATCCAGTCTGCCCAGCCCATAGCCTTGAAGATTCTTCTCAATTCATGCCACGGACGGCATGACTGTCAAGTGGTTGTTGTAATGACCAGTCTCTGCATAGCTGTGCATTGGAGCGTTAGACATGGCGTGAAACACCATCTGCCCAATCTTCAGACCCGGATACAACGGCAAAGCATGATGCAGTCGCTCATTCTTCAATTCGAGCGTCAGCTTGCTTCCGTGCCAGCCTGGATCGCACCAGCCAGCAAGCAGGTGATTAAGACCAGATCGTGCGCGGCTTGACTTGAGAACAAATTGGCAGCTGATGTCGTCGGGCAGGTTAAACAGCTCAAGTGTCTCAGCCAAGCAAAACTCGCCGGACTGAAGCATGAACGGGTCATCCTCTGTCTTATCCGCAATGCTGATACGCACCAGGTCAGGGCTATAGATGCTCTCCACCATCAAATAGTCGCCCAGCCTCAAATCCAAACTGGCTGGATTCAACAGCTCTTCATCGAATGGGACGACCATCTGGCCTTTTCGGCACCGAGCCGAGATCTCCCAATCGCACAGAACTGCCATCCCTGCAACGCAAAAACCAATCCTACTCAGCTTGTTTCAAAATCTTCCTTTCGTTGTGATACGCCCCCTTTTGATGCATTTCAGCCACATCTCGAACCCAAGGCACCAACCAATCATTTACCCGTGAACACTGATCCCAGTTCATAGGCTTGGCGCATTGCACAACAACAGTCGTCCAAAACGCACTGATAAAAGCCCAGACCCAATAAAACTCACTCATTCACAAGGATCACCCAACCAGTCCTAGGCCCTGAAGCTTGCCAACGCTGATAGAACGCAGCTTGCCTCACGCGGACATTACGCCCCAAATGCGGATTGCTGTGGCCACCCTTCTCCATCTCGGGATAGCCACGAGGATCCTGCATGATCCACTCTGGATCGTTGCTGTTCTTGCCCGCATAACCACTGATCACGCTCCAATGACCACAACCCAGGCCATTACACATGGGTGGTTCGCCTAAAAGCATGTTGCCTGCGTGCAACCAGCCAACCAACACTGGTCTGCCATTCTCGATCTCTAGCTCCACCATGTCAGCATCACCGTCTTTACGAAACTCAGCCTGCAAGCCAAGACTCTGCAATGCCTGCAACTGAGCTTCTACTGACGTGGTGTCCCCAAATTTGGAGCGAATCCTGTTGTACTCATCATCTGTGCGCACCTTCTTGTAATACGCCGCCACCATGGCAGCCGCTGAGCTGAAACACTCTCGATAGCCTGTTCCTGTCTTGTTATCGAGCTGTCTGAAGTACGGCATGTAGACCTGTTGGTCATAGCCGCTCTCTTTCCAGGCTTGAAACCAATCAGCGTCGTCTTCCTCCAGTAATTCCTCTGGCATTGACTCCTCAAGCTGTTTAATTGCAGCCAGCTGGTGGGGCGTACCACGGAAAAACTTAAAAAAGGGAAGCAGCGATAATGGCACCAGCAAGCTAATCAGGATCGCTCTGATAATGCCTGCTGGCAACTGGACTCGCCAGCGACATATCCGCCGATGAAGATCACTATTGAACCGCAAAGCAAAAGCGTGGCAGCTCCTCCCGCAACGAACCAGCCAGTTGCAGAAAATACGGATAGCTTCACTTCTCAACGCGAGTATCAGGCAAAAGCATCTCGCGAACATGCTTTACCGCCAAATCATCTAAGTCGTTGTCTGTCCTAGTAACAATTTTCTCCAGCATCGCCACGATCAACTCCTTAAACGCCCTTGATTTCCACATGGTCATCAAGATTGGCTTCAGAATTAAAAGCATGAGATTGCCTTGAACGCCACTATTACGTTAGTGCCTATCCGTGTGTCCTTCCAGCCGCGCCACTGCACGCTCCAATTCGCTCAATCTGGCGAAAACCTCCATGTCTTTCGTCTTGATGTCATTATGCAAAATATCCAAACGACCAGAAAGGTTGTCGACAGCAGCCGTTAAACGAATCAGCGAGTCCTGTCCCAAGCGGCTTTGACGGCTAATCCCTGAAGCGCCTAGGCCTGCAACTGTGATTGACGCGCCAGCAACAGCGGCCCAGACTTCAACCATGATCCGCCGCTAACACTCGCTTCATCATGGCAGAGCCAACAGACAAGCAGCAGGACGAATCAAACTCGCGCCTTGGCGATGTCATCAAGGTTGTATTGCTCGGATGGGCAATGGCGATCCTGACGGCGAATTATCTAGGTGTGTTCAAACAATCACTCGATCCGACTTATCCGGCATCGATTTTGAGCGGAACGGCGGCGTCGTTCGGCTTAGCTGTAGGGAACAATAGAAAGAAAAAAGAGGAGCCTACAATCAAGCAAGAACCAACGACTGCGAAACCCAAATGAAACAACTCGCTTTCGTGCTGGGTGTGACAGTTCTAGGCTTGCCCGCCCAGGCCGATATCACGCATAAAATTCAATCAAGCGTTTCACTGTCTGTCGATGGAGCGGGATCAGTCGCAACCCGTATCCCGTCTTCAATGGCAGTATCTGGCAATAACGTCACTCTGGACACTACTCCTGTGCTGGGGGCACTTACTTCCGGCACTGCTCTTGGGTACACTCCTGGCGCTTACAGCATCACTACTGCTGGTGACGCATTTTCGTATTCAGAGTCATATACAGAAGGAGACGATGTCCCAAGCCTCCTCTCAACAACAGTCAACACCGGAGTAGTTCCGGCGCTGCCTGTTTTTGGTAGCACCACAACAACATCTGGAGGAGTCAAGGGTGACTTGGCCGGTACGTTGGCCACTGATGGCGCTCTAACTATTACAGCTGGCTCAGCAGGCACCACTGCAATTGGCCAAGTAATCCAAGAGCTGACGATCAAGTGATGTGGACTTCAATCTGGATCGCATACGGCGCTCTTTGCGCCATAGCTCTTGCCGCTCCAGAAGCAAAGTCCCTACCTGTCGTACCCAACTTTCAACAGGGCACCCTTAAGTCCACCACGAAGACAACGCAAAAAGTTACTGAGGTTATCAACTCCTATGAGTATCGGACTGGTTATGAATACACAGCCAGTGGCACTAACGTTGCTCCAGAAAATGGCGTTGTCGCTCCAGACAAACTGACGATCACAACCAATAGCCTCAACGGTGTCACCAGCAAATGGACAGGGCTTGATCCAGCAAGTAAGCCAAACTGGCGGATTGTTGAACAGGGTGCATCGTTCCAATTCGTAGAAACCCTCAGCGGTCCAGGACTGACACAGCACACCGTCATAAACCGCACAACTGACATTGAATCCTTAACGGAGACGCTCAGCACCTTCACCCAATGAAGCGAGTCATTGCAACGCTTTTGCTGCTAACCGCTCCAGCGCAAGCTCAAGTTTCAAGTACTGCAGCGCCGGTCGCGAATAGCTCAGGCAGCGTGACTAATCAGGCCGTGCAGGTGGTTCCTAGTCGTCAGTTCACCAATACTTACGGTGGCGGAATCAGCTGCCAAGGTGCAACCTTGAACATAAATCCGTTTGTTAGTACAACCACCAGCTGGGCAAACCCTTACGAGTCCCACTACAACGAACCCGTCTATGACACTCTCGATCTCATTGGCGCGTTTGATGAGGAAGGCAATGCCATCCCGGATGGCGTCCCCGATAATCCGGGCAATGTCCTTTTCTATAAACCTATTCGTACAGGGCAAAAAACCAACTTCTCGATTAACGGCGGAATCACTGCCACAATTTCGATACCGTTGGATCGCCATCATGTCGAGAGCTGCCGTCGAGCGGCAGAAAAGCAAGTGGCGCTTTTAGACGCTGCTCTCGCAGACAAACGCCTTAACTACGAGCTAGCCAGACTCAAAAACTGCGCCGAACTGATGCAAAAAGGCATCATGTTCCACCCAGAATCACCTTACGCCACAATCTGCGCTGATGTCGTCCTGACTAATCCGCCAGGCGTAGTGCCGCCCCACAAACATTCAATCACTTACGCAAAGCCCGCTGATTCTTCCGACGCTGCGCAACAGACTCAACAGGAGTCTGCTTCCCCATCTTCGCCTTGATTTTCTTGATCACCTTTTTGACTGTTGGCTTGACGGCCTTAAGCAGAAAATCGCCTAACGGTTTCGCGAAAATGGCGCTAGTCGTTGCAACAGCCGCAATCGTCGCAGTCGTCACCACGACAGGCGTACCAGGTAGATAGTTGCTGATGATCGTTGGTATTCCCAGCGGCTCATAGATTGCCTCGCACTTGCCCTCAACAGTTCTCTTGTAACCAATAATGACCGCAGTTTGCGATTTGTTCTTGGCTCCTAAAGGAATTGCGTCAGGTGGCGGACATGGCAGTTCTGTCGCTATTTTTGATATGTCGAGGGGGCTTCTCGGCGGTTTGGATACCTTGTCCGGCTGTTTCGACTCAGCCGGCTTTTCTTCTGCATCAGTCTTAGGAGCTGGTGCTGCTTTGTGTGAATGCTTGCTTGGCGTAAAGTTCAGCGGCTCATAATGTGGCATCTCCCCACCGGGCATGTCAGCCACAGGGAAACCAAGCATCAACGTGATTGGTGGTTCGGCTGGCAATACTGGCGGTGGAATAATCTCCCGCGCCGCGATCCTTGGCACGCCTACCGTTCCAACACCAATCCTCTGAATCTCTGGCATGAAATCAGAACGGTTTACAGCAGGTCAGCTCTGGATTGAAAGGAACCGCAGAAGAGAAGGGCCTCCCATTGTCTACACCGTAATGCTGGGCAAAACAGCAAGGCTGTTTACTGATACGAAAGCCATCCTGCGGTTTGTGAAATGGCCGAAAAGCACACCAACTGGTGATGCCTTACGCGAATGGCTTGCATCCTTTGAGCAAAAACCACAAGCACCCGCGCCAGAATTGGATATGGCAAAAATCAAGGCGGAAGGCTTCGGACCTGAAGCTCATGACGACGACCCAACCGCCAACACCAAGATGGTGACCTGATTTTTCCTGTGCTATAAAAGCCAGGTAGGGACTCGGATCAGTGGGTCAGCGTACCCCCCGACTCCCACCCACCCCGAATCATCATCGGGTTTGGCCTGATTAGCCCTTGAGAACCTCCGGTGCGCCGGGGGTTTTCTTGTGTCAAGGCAGCTTAAAAGGCACAGCTGGACCCGTAGTTGTCGGCAGTTCTGACAGCGCCTCATCAATCTGCCCAGGCATCATGTCCGTGACCATCTTGGTCAGCTCAGACTTCAACTCGCTCATGTAATGCTTGGTCAGTGATGGGATGCGTGTGTAAAACACCACCGTTCCAATGACCATCGTTCCAGACATCACAAAGGATGCGACGGACATTGCGTTAAAAAGCTTTTGCATGAGAACTGCAGATAAAACAAAAGGCCCCCGCTCTACGCTGCGGAGACCCTTTGCCGACCTGTGTGAGAAGTCGAGCTAGTTATAGCTCAGAACTTGTACTTCAGGCCTGCCTTCAGCCCATAGTTGGCATCGCCGTCTTCGTACTTGGCAAAAGAAACCTCACCGTACACATCAAGCGGGTCTGCCACAGGCGCTGACACACCAGTCTTGGCCGAGAAGCCAACAGTGGTGTCACCAGCGTCAGGCTGCAGCCAGGAAGGTCCGCCCTGCAGGTAGAACGCTCCAGCCTCATATCCCACGTGACCGTCAAAAACAGCCCCGCCAAAATCAGAGCCTGTCCAGCCACCGTTCCATTCAGGATTCAGGTAAAAACCGTCGGCTTGTGCAGGAGATGCCAGCACAGACGCCGTAACGACGGCACCACTCGCAATCAAAGCTTTGATCATTTGGAAGAGAATTAACGTTTTCCTTGACCACGATACTTCTTTCGTCCATGGGACGGTTTTGAATGTGATCCATTGCCTTGACGTGTCTTTTTAGGCTTGCTAGGAACAAAATTTTGCCCGCTAAGTGACTTAGCCATCAGCCACGAAACTGTTGATACTTCTTGGCCAGACCTGTAAACAAACCATGCATCGGATGATCAGGATCATCACGACGGTCAAATACATACAGCTCGCTTAACCATCTTTGGCGATTAGCCATTGCCTCAACATCCTCCGCGCCAGGCTTGCAGGGAATCATTGGATCAGGTCGTTGCATCAACAATCGGCAATATGAACCATCTTAGGACCGACTGAACTGGTCGACACCGTCACCGACTGCTCCGCCAACATAAATATGCTTTCCATCAGAAGAAAAACAAATTGCATTTGGGGTAGTTTCGTAGCTCGATATGCTCAAAAAGCTGTCTTCAGAGCCGTTGATTAGTGACACGTCCCAAGCTGTTGATAGATCAAAGTGATAAATGCGATCTTGACCGGCGCCAAGAATATAGGCTTTTGTGCCGTCATCGCTCATCCAATAGCCTCTTGAATTAGATTCGTTAATGGTGCTGCTTATATCTAACAACGAACTTGTCGAAACCACACTTCCAATCGTTGATATGTCCCAAGCTGTGGTCAGATTGAACCCTTTAACCCTGTCTATATTTGGATCAATTCCAAAAAATTTCGTGCCGTCAGGTGAGAAATACGGACCCCTAAAAAGGTTGAAAGGGCCTGTAAGGCTTTTCGAGCCGTCACTGCTTATTGTTGAAATGTCCCAAGCAGTCGACAGGCTGTAGGCATAGAGAGTGTCGTCGTTGTCGGTGATGAACAGCTTCGTGCCGTCAGGCTTGAAAAATATGCCCGTGGGGAGGCTGTTGCCCCCGTGATGGGACGTGATGTTGACGGTGTTAACAGCACTGCCATGCGTGCTTATATTAAAAGCTGTACTTAAATTCATTTCTTTCAACAAAACGCCGGCTAAGTGATAAAACTTAGTTCCGTCAGGATGAATAAAAACGCCAGTTACGTTGACGCCAGCAGCGTTCATTGTGTCAAAACGAACGTGGCTGTACTGATCAACATCCTTATAAACAACACCCTCCTCTGACGAAGTGTTGCCCACAGCCGCCATTAGATATTTTGCAAAATTACTCATGCAACATCCCCTACATGCGCACCATAAAGAGTGCTCAAAAACTTCCACAACACAACAACGGTATAACCACTTGTGGCTAGCGTTGGTGCAGAGCCTCCTGTCCAGGTAACGCTTGGCCAGGTCACTGTGTACGCAGAACCGTCATCAATATGTAAAATCATGGCCTCCCCTGCCGTAAATGAATCCGTGAAAGTTGTATTGGACCCGAGTGTTTTGTATTGCACTGCCCCATTGGCTGGGTCAAGCGCCGTTCCAGTTAAGTTGTAGACCGTATCTGTGAGGCCAACCTCAATTAGCGAACCGCCGTCAGTCTTAGTAAAAACGCCGCCGTCCGTTGTATTTAAAGCAAGTTCTCCGACAACAAGATCGCTGGTTGTTGGATTGGTAGTTCCACGCTTTTGTTTAATGACGTTCGCCATTAGAACGTGCCCCCATCAATAGTTGAACTATTGGACAGATAATCAGTACCAGCGGTTGCAGCAGTAAATGCTCCAGTGCCGTTGCCCTTCAAAATCCCCGTTAGCGTTGTCGCGCCAGTGCCTCCGTCGGCAACTGCAAGCGTTCCAGTGATACTTGAGGCGGCAAGATCTACAGCCAGCTCAGTACTTTCAATGACCAAGCCGCCATTGGCTTTTAGGTCAACGCTGACTTCAGAGCCGCTGACATCAATGCCATCACCAGCTGTTGGGGAACCGCCCGATGAAGCAATTGTGATTGAACCACTGCCTTCAGTAATCGTGACGTTGCTGCCAGCAGTAAGCGTCGCAAGCGTGTAACCGGAGCCGTTACCAATTAAAAGCTGACCATTGGACGGTGCAGCAGTCAGACCAGTGCCACCATATGCACGGCCAATCGTAGTGCCGTTCCAAACACCAGTCGCAATGGTGCCAACAGTCGTAAGGCTAGAGCTAGTGACACCAGAACCAAGAGCGCTGGCGCTAAGAACACTCGTGCCGTTGATCTTGAATTCTTTGCCAGAAGCAGCATTAACGTGCTCAGAAAAATCCCAGCTGTCAGTGCTGTTCGTCCAAACAATCGTGTGATCAGAGTCGCCTTTCAATGTAATTCCACCGCCGTCGGCAGTTGAATCCGAAGGGCTGCTAACGCTGCCCAACTCAATGTTTTTGTCGTCAACAGTCAACGTTGTTGAGTTGACCGTTGTGGTCGTCCCATCGACCTGAAGATTGCCCGTAACCGTCAGGTTGTTGCTAAACGTGGTATTGCCTGACAACGTGGCACCACTCAGGTCAACCGTTCCCGTAAACGTCTTGTTACCGCTGATCGTCTGGTTTGAGGTCAGCGTTGCAAACGCACCAGATCCCCCGATCGAGATAACTGAGCTTGCAGCTCCTCCTCCTGCGTCACCAAAGCCGTAATAAAGGATATTGTCGACTTCTGAGTAAGCGGGTTCGCTCGGAGCCAAGCTGCTTGGAGCGCCAGACGCACCACCAGAGGCACGCTTCTTCAGTCGGATGGTGTTTGCCATGGCTTAAAAATTGCCTCCAAGGACAATGGTGTTAATGGTCCAGGTCGCGTCTGCCTTAAACTCCCCGGAGGCCGAGTCGTAATAAACGACGCTCTTGTCAACTTTAGCGGCTTGATTCAAAGAGAAACTAGAACCTGCAGGCCCTTGCGGTCCTGCCGTGGTGGCCGTGACAACACTTGTTTTTGGTGTCTCAACAACAGTTGTCTTGCCGTTTAACGTGACGGCAACTGTGTTGCTTTGCGTTGTAACGTTTACTGTTGTCATGGCGCTGTATAACCTTGACTGACAAAAATAATACCCTCTAAATAGTACTCACGTTCACCGCTACCATTTTCAAGCAATACGTCGTATCGCAACTCGTCAGGGAAAGTTGCCGTCTGAGTGTCTGTCAAACTTATCTTGATCTGACCGTTGCTTCTGTTTGTATATGCGATCGTAAAATCAGCTGATTTTGTGGTGCGATCTGCGTTCCAAGCCTGCGCATAAACAGTAAAACCTGTCAGGTCAATGGCGCTGCTCGTGCTGTCCTTGAATTGCAGATCAAGCGAAAAGTCCGCCCGACGCTGCAAGGTGAAGTTATAGGTGCCAGGTTGAACCGCCATGATGGACCTCCTAGGTGGATTGTAACGCTGCGGTTAAAACGAAGCTACGTCGTCCCATCAGCTAGAAGCCATCAAGCCATGAGCGCTTGCAAAGGCTAGAAGAGCTTCGACTTTTGCCTCAAGCTCGACGCAATACTCAAGCAACTCAGCGTTTGTCGGTGACGCAGCGTTGTTGATCGTCACCGTTCCGTTAGGTGTGGGCAATGTGCCACTGGTTGCCGTCGTCGTGATGTCTGCAACATGCGTTGATTGCACAGCAGCTGTCGCACCAAAGAACCCAATCGTGTTGGCGTTGATCTCCAGCTGGGTCGTCAACGTTCCAGCGGTCTGAACCTTGAGCTTTAACTTGCCGTCTTCAGTCGTGCTACTTGCATCAGCAATGCTGCTCTCAATAGAGGCATAGTCAATGTCGCCAGGCGTACCAGCGTCATTTTTGCTCCGGAAAAATACCGTGCTAATTACGTCATTATCTTGACCAGCAGCACCATTGCGGTGATGGTTCAACGTTAGATCAGCAGCACTTGCTGGATCGTCAGCAGTATTCTCAAACTCAACCATTGTGCCCGTCAGGTTATCTGTGACGTGCAGCAAGTAAGTCGGTGAAACCTCGTTAATACCAACGTTTTCACCCTTGACCCGAATCCGTGTTGCAACAGATCCAGAGGCGCTGGTCATCAAATCCAACGTGCCAATCTCTGACCCATTGGTTGGGCTGGCAATCTGCGAAACAATCTGCGCGTAAGCATGCGTATTGCCTGCTGAATCCTCCCCACGGAACTCAAGGTTGCCAAGGTTGTCGCTAGCAGCAGGTGATGCAGAGTTGCGATACAACACCAGATCAGGCGCTGTATCCAGGCCAGCATCACTGTTTTCAATGATGACCTGATCGGTCGTGTCAGTGCTGAACAGATGCAGCTGAGCCGCTGCCGTTCCAGTGCCAAGCTGAAAGCCTTGACTTGTGACTTTCCCGATAAAGGAAGAATTGATGCTGAACGCAAGTTCGTTGGCCCCCGAACGGTACAAACCGCCTGTGCCGCTATCGCTTAAAAAGCCAATAGACGGCGCACCAGTAGACCCGTCCGGCAATGACCGGAACATCGTGCCGAACGTGATGCTTTTGTTCTTGTTGACGTTGGCAGCTTCACTGACATCGACAACAGGGAGCAAGTCTCCCGTTGCAGGCGAGGTAAGCGCAGTCAGCGCAGAAATCTTGCGGTCAGCCATCGTTTAGCAATCAGGAGGGTTCAGTGGGCCAGGTCACAGAATGCGGGAAACCGCTGCCTGCAGGTATGTCGCGCAGTGCTTGCCGATAAGTCTGCCACTCAGTTTTAGCGTCATCAGACAATGGGCTATCAGAAAGCATTGTCCAGTCACAAGCGGTTAGCTTCTGGTCACGTTCAAAACGAATTCCTGTTGCAACCTTATTGTCAATGCTGGTGCGGTAAGCCGCTTCGTTATCAGCCGCAGTTGTGACGTTTCCGTCTTCATCAGTGGTGTCGGTGAAGATCGGACCAACAACAAATTTGGTGAACCACTGCCCGTCGACCTCTTCGACGCCATCACGGACGCTGCGCTCATAAGGCCCTGTAACCGTCGCCGCCGCTCCATTCAACACAGCGTCATAGCCGTATGAATCCAAGATCTCCGTTGTAATCTGCTTTGGAAAGCTGGTCTGAGGGTTGTCGTCCCTGAGCTGCGTGTCGGTGATGACAGCGCCAGTGGAGCGGTTGCGAATTTCCATGATCAGGCAATGGCGAGGAAGAGGTAGGTGCCGCCACTGGCATTTAGCGCAGCAGGAGCCGATGAAGTCACTGTAAAGCCTGAATTGAGCGGATCAATGTAGTCCGTGTTTGTAACTTGAGCCGCAGTATGCATCTGCAGATATGGGTCGTTCCCGCCAACAATGCCCCTGTCTGAGTCATAAAGAAACCAGTCACCGTTGCCATCGGTGCGCTTGATTAGGACAAAACGAGCACCTGCGGTGAATCCACAATCAACGCCAATGTTGCTGCCTGTGCCGGTGTAGCTGCCGACTTTGCTGATTCCGGTCAGGGTTGCAAAGAGGTAGGCGACATAATCATAATTATTTCCATTTACCCGATCTTGAGTACCAACAGTGAAATTAGTTGATGTTGGCGCCGTGTTGTTCCATATTGTGGAAAGAGTTTGTTCTCCGCTTACTCCGTTGAGTTGTATGTATTTAGTGGCCCCTAAGGCGCTGTGGTAGCAAGTCCAATCTTCAACAATATCTCTATTTCTCGCAATAATAAATTCAGGGGTTGCCGCTAAATTATGGGTTTCAGTGTGAGCAGAACCTGTTCCATCATAAGCAACCACATCAAAAAATCCTGCAGCGCGGCGGAACATCCATGAACGATAATTAGTATCGTTTGCCAGGTTATCGCCCCAGCCGTCCATAAAATCAAACACTGCAGCAGTATTTGCACTTTCTGCTGAGGATGTATTTAGCTCGAGTTTAACAGGCCCTAACGCACGAGCATAACTTTCAAAGTTATCTGCGTATGAAACGTTCCTGTGAAAGGCCCAGTCGACAACAAAGTTGGAGACATATTCAGGCTCTGATTGCGTATTTACGTCAATAGCAAACACATCCGTTCCAGCCTCAGGCGGCTTATGCGAGCGGCGAATTGCAATATAGATGTACTCAACATTGTTGTTATTGTTGTGACCATCAATTGCTATAAATCCCGTAGGTGTTACGCCAAATTGATAATCATCACTTTCGGCTTGGCTCTTATTGGCATATAACAATGCGGAATTAACAGTTGAACCTCCGGGTTGATAGCCGTAAATGCCACGCATAACGTCATACATCTGCCAATCATTGACAGTCGCACTGGTGACCGCCTTTAGCATGACCCATTGTGGCTCGAAACCAAGATCAATAGTCTTCCCTCCATTGGCGCCATTACCTGTGTAACTTCCACACTTGATAATCGCTTCGTCGCTATCTGTGCCAAACGATTGATCATCGTGGGCAAAAATGTAGGCGACATAAGTTTCACCATTGGTGTTCACCTTGCCGTTCCATCCAACGGTAAAATTAGTAGATGTTGGCTCGGTGTCATTCCACATATCAGCGGAATCAACTTCCGCTCCATCTTCGTCAAGTCGCAGGTATTTAGTGGCTCCACGACTTCTGTGCCAGACGCCCCAATTGTCAGTGCTGCTACGTCTTTTTACCAGAATAAGTCCAGGCACGCTGCCTAGGCTGTGGTTAATAACCTGAGTGTCACCGCCCGTAGTTGCATTTCCCGTATAAGTGACAATGTCACAAAATCCTGGCGCTTTGCGGAAGGTCCAGGACACATAGTCCTTGTTGTTTTCGTTAGAAAGACCTACCTGGCCGACAGTAAAACCATTGTTATTAAAAGCTGTAACCCCATTATCTGTTTGTTCAGTGCCATCACCATCAGAGCTTAATCGCTTGTTCGTGCCTCTTGCAGTGTCATAAAGGCCATGCACTGTTGCGTCAGTTCTATTTTTTAGCCAGACAAGCCCACCTTCGCCGCTAAGGTCAATACCATTCACAATCGATTGTGTAGTGGTGTTGCCTGGGTAAACATGAGTGCTAAATACATCATCGACGTATAACGCACCTCCGGCAGCAGCCGCTCCAGCAGCAAGCAGCAGTCGTTGTGAATTAACAGTCATGTCCTATCAGTTGACGTAATCGACAAGTGCCGCACCACGGAATCGGGTGCCGCCATCATTTGTCTCAAACACAAACAAATGCGTCTTGCCAGTTGTCAAAGTTGGCGCTGTGTCTGACGGGAACTTAACGGAAGCAGGCCATGTCACCGTTCCAGATGTATGGGTCAGCTCAAGCACAAACGAAAAGGCGCGGCTTGCTGGAACGTTTGAAAACGTAAACGTGCTATTCGCGTTGATTGTCTTGGTGAAATAATTCCCCGCTGAGCAATCAACATCCAATGCGCCCATGGCGACGACGTTCTGGGCGATCGTCCCAGTAACGTCAAGATCAGTGTTACTGGCAGGCGTCACGCCAATTCCGACCTGCCCCGTTGAGCTAATCCTGAACGCAGTATCGTTCAACGCCGCAAACGCATTCCAAGCGTTATTGGCCGAATTGCGGATCTTTAGAACGTTGTTTGTGGTATCAGCCCACAGCTGATAGGCATACGTTGTACTGGGTTCAGAGGAACCGCTGTTTTGGCTAACGATCGCCGCAAGTGCGTTGTTCAGGTCAGAACGAACTGCCGCACCAGATGCATTAGCAATGATGTAATCGTGAGTTGCCATTACTGCTGAGTGCCGTAGCCAACCGCTTGGTACTGGAAGTTGCGACTCACAGCAGCATTAGAGCTGTTCTTAAAAGTCACGGTGAATCCAGTGCGCGAGGTCGATGTCACCTCATAGTAATCCCCTGTCGCAAGATTGAAAGCCGTAATGCCAACGTTTGGCGTTTGGTAGAACGCATTTGTAAACGTTACGACCTTGGCTCCCGCACCAGACGCAATTGTCGCGCTGCTTTCAGTGCGTGACTCCAGCTGCATCACATAACCCAGTTCGTCGACAAGCGGCGTCTGGTCACTATGGAATGACTGCAACTCAACCTTGAACTGAAACTGCCTGCCGCTGTAACGGCCAGACTCCACAGGAATCCAAGGGCCAAAATCAAGGTCAGACTCCATCTGAATCTTGTTGCCATCTTCTAGCAGGAAGAAACTGCCGTCCTCCAGCAACAGCTCCTCATCTGTCGTGGCCTGATCACTGGTTCGGAAATACAGGTTGGCTGAGGTGTCATCAGGCAACGCACCATCAAAATCAGTCCAACGATCAACCAACTCATTCCGCTTGTCGATTGAATCAGCCGGATACAAGCCCCTTGTCGAAAGCGTGCGCTCAAATAGAACATTGAACTTGCCGCCTAGATCAAGAACATTGTTGAAGAAATACTCACCAGAACTCAGCAGATTGCCGGTAAAGTCAAAATCCGTTAGTGCATCAACGTCTAAAACGTCATCAAACCTTTCGTCACCATCAAGGATCAGAGCATCGTATTCCGAGTTGTAGAAAACATTGACCTTGTCCCCCTGGAACGGCGGTGAATCAGTGTCTTCACGACGTGTCTGGATGTTTAGCCGTGGAACTGGATTAGGCAGACTCAACACCGCGCTACGAGCAATGCTGCTGCGCTGCGCTTGGTTGTTCTCAAACTTAACTAGATATTCCCCTTCAATTAAAGGCAGCAACGCATAGTTTGTTCTTGCCTTAACGCGACGTAGCAAGGTGCTATTTGCCCACTCACCAGTTCCATCCGTTTGAGGGGCGTGGCGAATGACTGCAATAAACTCATCTGAATTTTGTGCAGTGCCTGGGATGTCCCAACGCAGAATCGCTTGATCCGTTCCAGTCGCCTGGATTGTTACGTCAGCAGGCGAAGGTGGAATAACAACGGCAATCTGTCCTTGAGCAGGAGCAGGGTCGATACCTTCATATGGAACAAAGAACGATTGGGACGCCCAACTTGATTTTTTGTTTGAGTCAACCCCGCTAACAGCTCGAATCTCAAAAACAATTTCAATGCCTGTTGGGACACTGTCGATTTCAAAAATTGTTCCAGTTGTCGTTGCAGTCCGATAGTTGCCGCCACTGCCGATCTTGTAACGCACCTCAAACGAAGTAGTAACACCGCTTGAACCTCGCTCCCAAGATGCAATAACTCGATTAACAGTATTATTATTTATCCGGACTTCACGCCCTGTAAGGCTTAGGCCGACTACAGAAGTTGGCGTATCATTAAACAATGATACATCGCGGAATGCAAGATCTCCGCCACTATCAGCTGTAGCGTAAACACTATCGTTGAATTCAACGCCAGTAATTGCATACTGACCCTCACCGCCATCGGCAACTGAAATGCAGCGATACTTCTGCTCAGTAACGGCATCTGAACTCAGTGACCATACAGACTGAGCAAGCGGTGCAGAGCTAAAGGCACTGGTATTAATTACTGCGCCAGAGGTGGACGAAACGTCTCTGGTTTGAACAGTGCCATCAGCCAATGTGCAAGTCAGCTTCAACCCAGAGCCCGAAAGCGTAATCGTCTGATCAGTCGTGATTGCTGTTGTTGTTGCACTCGAAACACGACCAGAAAGCCGCGCTCCAGCACGCATCTCATCCGCAACTGCAAAGACCTGGCCAGGCAGAACAACAGCGCCCTGCAAACCAGTGCTGAAGCTAATAACTTCACCATCAAGCTCTTCAGATGCCATCATCCAGCGACCTAGTCGCTGCGCCTGATATTTTGACGTAACGCCAAAGCCTATAACTTCTTTGACCTGATAGCCATACTTGCTAATCAGGTCAGAGTTTTCAACAACAACAAAGTTAGGCTTATAGAAGTTCTCTGGGTCGTTGTAGCGGACACGGATGCTGGTGCTTCGCGTCTTCAGTGAGCTGCCTGAATAGTTAAACGCTCCATTGATGACGTTGCTGTTTGAATACAGATGGACAGGAGCAACAGCCGTTCCATCAAGATTGCCGTGGTCAGCAGTTGCCTGGATCGTGTTGGCTTGCCAGTACAACATGCCGCGAAATACGCTGGCAAGATCCTGCAAAACATTGAACGCAGAAGCCTGACCGCCGATAACGACATTGCAAGAAAATCGTGGTTCTTGCGAACCGTCTGGGTTGGTAACGAGTTGGTTTGCGTACTGAATCAGCGGATATAGATCGACCCAGCTAACGTTTGCTTCATCGACAAAGTCCCCCGAGCCATAGCGCGGATTAACCAGCATGTCGCGGAAGCAGCAAACAGGGCAAGAGCTGTAAGCAAAAACAACTTCACCATCAAAAGCACCATTCAATTCAAGGCTGCCATCTTCCCTGACAGTTGCATTGGATGGAATGAAAACTTGCTTGCCTTTGATTTTGTATGCTCGATTTGGAAGACCAGCAAATTGAACTGATGAAAGCTCTAGGCCAACCATCGCCGAATAGCGATAGTTTAAATTTAAAGGCTGGTGCTCAATAATCGATGTCCAAATTAGCTGGTTAGCGCGCCCCTGCTCAAGAGGCGTGTTCTCCGCAATTTCTTGAAAGTTTGTATATTTAACCTCAAAAATTTCTTCTCCATCTTGCGGCAAGGCAAGGTCTGGGTACTTTCTTACTCTAATGTTCCAAGGCCCCGTTCCAGAAAGCTGTATTTTTGGCGTCAGATATTGATAATTTGACAGCGAAACACCGTTAATTTCTTTTGTATCCTCGATGTTGTAAGCAGACCCTTGCGACTGAACCGAAATGTCAAACTTGATTTTGGCAAAGAAAAGCTGTCCTCTTGCCGTGCCTTCCATCGCGGTCGAAAACAATCGCGGGATGGTAAAGAGAAGCTGGAACTCTTTAACGTCAGTGTCCGTAATTGTTCTAATATCGCGCCCTTGGCCGTAGTCGCGGCTTACAACCAGCCCGTTAGCATCTACATCTTCGTTGTAGTTTCTGCCGACTTCGTTGTTGACGCTAACAATGTTTGATACACCGTCTTCAAACTGTGTCAGCTTTCTCTGGGTCGGAGTTCCGCTAACAAATTCCGCTCCAACGTTTTGCTTGCCAAAATTGTAGAAATCGCCAGTGCGTACTGGGGTTTCATCAATAAAAATGCCTTGCTGACCCCCTTCAAGGGCAAGGATTGGACCTTCGCAAAGAAGGTCGACAATTTTAAGTACTGAGCTGGAATTTAAAGGCATGACCTATCCAAATCCAAGTTGTTCAGGAATTTGCGTACCAACAGCATGTATTTTAAGTGTTGGAACAGGGAACCCATCATTGCCTGTAAAAACATCGGAATCAATAATTTTGATTCTTATAAAAGCCTCGTCCTCATCGGCGGGAGTAAACTTGCACCTCTGCAGCCATCTAAATTTTTGCGTCGCTCGCGTTGCTTCTGGCGCGTTAAAATCAGTAGCGTTAAGCAGCCCGCTTATGTTTGTCTGTGAACGGTGAGTGATCCTGTTGTCTCTTTCCTTACCTGCATATATTGTGATTTCATAAGTAAAATTGCCGATTATTCTTGTGGAACCTGCTCCGCTAACTCGATCATAAAGCCCTGTCTGCAAACGGAAAATAATGTCTATGCTGGTTCTGTCTCTGTGGTCAGGTATTTCTAGGAGACTACTTGTTCTCCCTATGCGCGCTTCAACTTGCTCGTTGATTCGCCTTATTTCGTCACTTTGGTTGCTTGTAGTGACAAGAGTTTCATTTAGGAAAGCTTTGGTGTTATTGCCTATGTCTGCAGAAAGAGTAGTTAGTTTAAAACTATTCAACCTGATTGTTTCCGGCCCTGGGTTTACAATTGTTCGATGCTGTGGATTGCCCACACTAGGATCCGATCCTTCGTTTGTGACCTCAAGCCGTGCAGACAATAATCTGCTGCCAATAATTACGTTGCCATAAGCAACGGGAATCACCGTCCCAACACCCGCAACGTTTGCTGGACCGTTGAAAGCATACGATTCTCCTGCAGAAGCCCCAGGCAAAGCACTTGCGGCTTGCGCTCCACCGCCAAATCTTTGCATTCCAAACCCATCAAATGATGACAGCTGAGGTTGCGGTGAAAGCATATCCGCAACACCGCCAAGGATAAGGCTTGCGCCGATCGAACCAAGAGCAACAGACGCTGCACTTCCTAAAACAAAACCTCCAGCAACCAAACTGCCTGAAGCTCCAATAGTTCCCGTAAGCCCAGCGCCTAACCCAAGAAATCCAGCCCCCGCACCAGCAGTCAAAACTGCGACAGCAACTAATCCAACACCAAAAAGAACCTTCCCCAAACCATCATCGCCACTACCTGCAATGACAGGCGTCACAATCAAATCATTCTGCCCAAAAGGCAGCACCAAATCGTCATAATCAAGCTCCAAACCGGCTTGAATCACCTTGTATCCAATGCCTTGCTCATGTGCATAAGCCAGCTCTTTTTGCAGCGCCGGATAGTTGATGCACAGCAGCTTGATCGCCTCAGACGGCGAACGCAAGTTGTGATACTGGTGCTCTGCACCGTACCGTTCACCTAAATCACCGAGCAGCCGAACGGTCTGCTGCATATCGAAAGACCGCTGCGACCCTAGAAACATAGTATCGCCCAAGCGGCTCGATTGCACTTAGCGAGTCTTGCCGCTGGTGCAAAATCCGCTCATCAGGCAACAGCACTGCAGCGTGCATTGGATCCTTCGTTCCAAGCTTCATGATCAGCACGTCACCAGGACGGCGGCTGTTGTACTCAACCTGCTGGAACCCAATACGCTCAGCCTGCGCAAGAAAGATGCTGTCGCTTGTTTGCAAGTCAGCAGGACGCTCAAAGTCAGGCAGGCGAACACCCTCTAACGCGAAGTAATCACGCACCATCGTGTAGCAATCAAAAACACCGTATTGCCACTGACGGCCTAGCAGGGGTTGATAGTTGACCATTGGTCCTCCGGCATTGAATAGATGTGCCACGGAACTTTCGTTCCATTGCAAGCCTTGATGTCAGTTTGGCTGGCGCGACCACCCATCGGGTGCGAATGGACGACGGCTTCTACCGCTCCAAACAACGCAGCAGCTGCGTAGTCAGAGGGGTTGATGACGAAATCCTGTTCTGGGTCGTCAGCAATGTTCCGGCAACGCCAATACTGGCCGTTGACTAAAACACCACAGGCTTCTTTTGGTGCCTGCTGCAATGCGTGCTGTTTTGCATCAGATCTGAAGTCTTGCACCAGGGAATCCTCCAAAAGGCAATGTAGCGCTCCCAAAACGCGCTTGGCAGCTTGAAAGTTTTTTAGCGCACTTGTCGTTTGCTGCTGATGTCGGATTGTCATTCAGATCAAAACATTCACTGCCGGTGTAGCCGCAAAACTTGCCGCGATACTCCCACGGGCAGTGCTCAACAATCTGACGACGAGGCAGGCGCAAATTTGTCAGGTCTAGCCTGCTGACAAGCTCAAACTCAACCAACTGCGGGTTTTCGTTTGCAACGCGGTCGATATACCAAATCTCATCTTCAAACTTTGCGGTTGGGTCTGCCGTTGCATTTGTGCCACCCGTAAAGTTGACTGCATCCAAAAATTTCTTGCACGTTCGAATGCGTGTCACCTTTGCCTGCAAAGGGTTATACAAAACCAGCAGTGTTGAAATGGCGCTATTTGCGTTTGCAACCCGCATGCTGGGACGCGGCAACGTCCCTTTAGTCGTCATCTCAAACCCGTCAACTTCAATCGGGAAAGCAGCGTACGTAATGCCATTAAAGACAACATCCGTTGACAACTCATTGGTTCCGGCGTGATAGTAAAACGTCTCGTCAATACCATTAACAGCAGCAGTCAGCTCAAGCTGAAACAACTCAATGATTGCTGACGGCTCCAGCGACTGCAGCTGTTCTTGAATCGACTGCGGAGTGCTCATGCTTCAAATACCTGCTCAAACGTGGCTTGAATCCTCGCACGGTTCAGATATGGAATCGACTTGCTCCAGTTGCGACAAATGTATTTGCCACTGCTTGTTTCGCCAGGTGGGGTGAAGTCAAAGTTCTCAACCCCAGCGCGTGCATCCAGAAAAGTTTCGATGGTGTCAGCATCTGTTTCGGACACCTCAAAGGTCAAGCTATAGGACTTTGGATTTTGATTGATGCCAAACGTGGTGCGCTGGCTATAGCCCGACCCAAACTGCGCGATCCTTACGTTTGGAGCGCTGGTCTTTTGAATGCCGTAAGTCGGCGTGATTGAAGGGAAAGTAGCCATCAGGTTGAAAGGAGACCGCCAGGACGCTTTTGTCGGACAAGCTCGGCTTGAACTGCCGCTCCAATGGCAGCGCCAAGTGCTTTTGCATTGGGCTGATCGCCTTGAGCTTGCGTTCCAGATGCATCGACGTTCACAACAATGTTAGTCCCACCCAAGGCATTGTTTGGAACAATCGTGCCAGCGCGATCAGGAACAAACAACTCAGGACCACGTTCACCAACCAGTGCAGCTTTACCAACTGCTGGACGGCCACCATTTGCAAAAGCGCCCGAAAAATCAATGCCAGAGGTCAGCACATCAGGGGCCTCAAAGGAGACACCACCTCCACCTCCACCTCCAAAAAGATTGAAGCCTTTCAGCGCATTCAACAGCTGCTGCTGAAGAATCAACCTTGCCATTTGCTTGATCACGCCGAGAAGGGAATCTTTCAGCGACTTGGTGCCTTCCACTGCATCCAGAATTGAGTCAACAATTCCAGTGCGGAATGTGTCATTTAAAGCCTTATACGCGCTCTCCTGCTCTTTAATTTTTTGACTCAGCTCGTCTTGAAACTGCAGTTGATCTTCAAAGCTTTGTTTAAATTCGGCAATTCGATCTTGCTGAATATCGGCTAACTTGAATTGAAGCTCAAGATCTGCACGTGCGATTTCTAGACTTGCATTTTTTAAAGCGACCTGTCTTTCCTCGTCTGTAAGCCCGGCAGACTGAATGTCTCTGATTTTTTCAAAAATTTTGACTATCTTTTCGTCTGCTTTTAGACGAGCTATTGCAGCTTTATCGCCTTGCAACTCAAGGTCAAAACGTTTTTCTTCCAGCCGCAAAAGGCTTTCAAGTTTTTCCCGTTCCGCTTCCAGCGCAGGTAATTTGCTTTTTCTTTTGCGTCCCGAAGTTGCCCCTGCCCGCAAAGTCTCTAGTTCAGTAGGAACAATAGCAGCGCCTTCTGGAATAATTGCTGAATACTCTGATTGAAGAGTTTTAAGCATTTCCATCGTAAAATCGCCTTGGGTTACGCCCGCTCTGCCTTGTCTCTTTGATCCTCTTAACTCCTGCGAGCGTGCAAGTATCTGTGCCCTTCGCTCAGGAGATCCAGCCTCCGCCAACATTTGATCAAGTTGATTTTGCGCAACCATTCCTCCTATTGCGTTGTTAATCATTTTGATCAAAGGCGTAAGAGCTTGCGCCATAAACGCCTGAATACGGAGCATCACCGTTCCAAATAACTTGCCCATCTTGTTGGCTTCACTGCCAAGATCTTTTAACGCTTTTAGGCCGGCTCCACCAACCTGCTTGGCCATCTCCTGCGTCATTTCGGCAGCTGCTTCAGTGACTTTCCCCTCTTCAATCAACTTCTCAATGCGGAATTGCATTGAATCAGAGCTAAATAAGCTCTTTTCAGCCATAAAATCAGCTGCGCTGCCAACACTTGTAAGCGCTTTGCCTGCATCAGCCATGCCTGCGACAAACTTATCAATCTGCTGACCAATCGCGCTAAGTGCAATTTGCGCTCCAAAAGATCCAGTCAAGCCGCCTAAAGCGCCGCCAAGCACTGATCCCGCTCCACCGCCAAACAACAGTGGAAAGCCAGCGCCGAGAGCAACACCCTCTGCTCGCTTCATACGCTGCCGTCTTCGTGCTTTTTCCTGTTGCTCTAATTGTTTTGTAATTCCACGCTGAACTTTAAGCTCCTTAACGGCAACCCCCATTCTGGAGTTTGCAGTTAAAAACATTTTTTCATTAATCGCTTTACTTGCTTCGTCAACCTGAAACTGAGCCTTGCTTACGTCAAGGCCTTTTGCTTTTAGTGCTGCAACATCATTGTCAATGCTTCGCAGCTTGACCATTGCTGCAACACGACGATCAGTTGAACTAGCAGTTTGTTTTTCAGTCTTACCTACTTTTTTTACACCAGACTCTATTTTTTTTAGCTCACGCTCAACTTGCTGAGTATTTAGCTTGATATTGACTTCGTACTCAGCAGCCACGACTAACCCGAAGACATTGCTTTCAGGTTAGCGCACCTTCCGATACTGAGCCTGCTGACGAGCTTTTTCCATCTCCTTCTCCTCTCGCTCAGCTTTTAACGTCAAGTACGCGCTCCAGCCATACAGCTCTTCAGCTGACATCGTGGAGCGCAGCTGACCTAACGTCATTCCCAGCTTTTCAGCGATGAAAAACTGCAAGAACAGGTAGTTATCCTGTTCAAGCGTCGCTTTTAAGCTCGTCTGCTTCTTCCACCTCTTCCATGCCCTGCATCTTGGACATAATGTCCAACACAATGCTCATCGGAAGTCGGTTCTGAATTTTGGCGCGGTCGCCGTCCGAAAACACACGATCACCAGCCTCGTCCTCGGCTTTGCGAATCAGCATTTGGATCGCAAAATCTAAGTTGTCCTCTGAACGCCCCAAATTCAACGCCTTCATGGTCTTGTTGATCGAGTCCCGATCAGCAATCGTCAAAGGCTTCCAGTACAGCTTGATAATGACTTCATCACCCTTCTTGATCGTATAGCTGCTGCGCTCTTCGACGCTAAACGCTTTGCACAGCTTGTCGATTGCACGTGCTTCAGCCATAAAACTCAGTCAACTAGCACAATATAGCTTACCCTAAGCGCACGG